AAATCCATCATCTGCAAGAAACGATTTACTTGCTGATTGATAAGAGGAAGATACTTCTTAATTATTTTTGTCTTTACTCCATCATCCTTTAATAAAGAATATGCAAAATCGTAGTTTATAATTTCGGTTTTCTTTGTTGATATTTTTTCAAAAACTTGTTGGAGATTTTCATTAAACTCAGCTAATTTGTCATGCTCAGTATTTCTGTTTGCAAGTTGGTCGGTAATAGTTTGAATTTCCGATTCCAGATCTCTGATTTGTCGTTGACACCCAGAGATACGAGTATTGTTTTTAGAAATGCCATTATTGAGTTTAGTGATCTCCTTAGATAAAGTGGTAAATTGACGTTCTCGTTCTTCTTCTTTTTGAATTGCATCTTCAAGTTCTTTATACCCAGATTGCAACTCCTTTGCTTTAGTTTGAACGTCATCAATTTTATTTAAACGAAATGATTCTTCTATATCTTGAGTACATGTGGGACAAACCGTATTATCTGTGAAAAACTTATGTTCTTTAGTAATGGTAGATACTTTTTGAGTAATTTGACCCTTAAGTGTGTTTAGTTTCTTTAACTTTTTATTCGCTCCTGTTACTTTCTCTTGCTCTTTTACAAGATCAGAAGAACTTGATTCTAATATCTCATTATGTTCTAAATGTGTATCTACTTCAATACTCAACTCTTTTATTTTTCCATTCTTCTCTTCTATATCATTCTTACCTCGACTTTCTATTGAATTAATAAAGTTCTTTTGCATCTCAACTTTATCTTTTATGGTTTCCTTACTAAATTCTAATGTTCTTATATCATCCCTTTGCCCACGAATTTTTTCTTTAATGATATTATTCATAGCAGAAAATATACGAATATCTAATAAATCTTCAATAACTTCTCTACGGTTTGATCCAGATAATTGCATAAAAGGAACAAAAGCACTACTGCCCAATATAACAATTTGAGTAAACGATTTGTAATTTACCTTAAGGATATTTTCCTCAAGCATCTTTTGCATTACACGATCATCTGCCTCCTTATGCATAGGAGTTCCATCTACAGTTATTAAGAAAATATTAGGTTTTATTCCCCTTTTTACAATATATTCTTTATTATTGATACTGAATTCAACTTCTACAAGACAATCTTTCTCATTCGTACTGTTTGCCAACTGCCCTTTATTAATCTTACGAAAGGGTTTATTAAACAAACTAAAAGTAAGAGCATCAAGAACTGTTGATTTACCAGTACCATTAGTACCAATAATCAAATTAGTAGAATTCTGTTGAAGATTAACTTCAGTAAATTGATTACCTGTACTAAGGAAGTTTTTCCATCTAATTTTCTGAAATATTATCATCTATCTTAGGAGGTATAACGATATCATTTGGCGTTATCACAGCGTATTTGTAATTATAGCGTCTACACGTAATAATTGCAAGGTTATCATCAACCTCTATAACATCCATCTCCTTATCTTCCTGATCTTCTATTTGCATTGCATATCTATTAGCATCATCCTTTTTTTGAAAAAGAAATAATACTTTTTCTCCATACTTATTTGCAACAGCATAAGCACCTTCATCACCTTTTCCTTTCAAGGTAAGAAGATACATTATTCTACCTCACAAGCTTCTGCATATATTTTTTGAAAAATACCTTTAATTAATGTTTTATCACCTTCAAAATCAGATTCATCAATATAGCGATTTAAAACACTAATAGTATTTTCATCTTCTTCTGCTACAAAATCTTCACTTTCCTGAAGAATATAATTTTCTATAATTTTGATATCATGTATTCCAGTGGAATATAATTTATCTATAAACTTATCAAATAATTTTTGATCTGTTTTCTTTCTTACAATAACTTTTACAATCTTATTCTTTAATTCTTTAGTATTAAATAACTTATAATTATGATCCTCATAATAAATCTTATAGAATAATCTATATGGATTATTGATATGAGAATGTTCTAAAGTTTCTGTATCAAATATTGTAAATCCTCTAGAATCTTCACAATCATTCCAAAACATTTCATAAGGATTACCAAGATAGTAAATATTATCAACATTAGATCTTGTATGATAATGACCTGAAAATGTCTTTTTAAATTTTTTAAATGGATTAATATCCATACCATGATCCATTATATGACCAGCAGTAGCAACAAATCCATTCAATTCAAGATGTCCCATACAAACAGGTGCTTGTGATTTTTTAATCAACCCAAGACTCATCTCTCTATTCTCATCATTAATCCAAGGAACAAGAAGAATATTACATCCACCCACTTCAATAGAAGTTGTTTCTGAATATGTTGTTATATTTTTATATTCCTTTAATAGAAGATCTATAGTATTAACTTCATTCGTATCTTTATAATAAGCAGTATGATTACCAACAACACTATGAAGTGTTATTCCCATTTCTTGGAGCCTATCAAAGTAAGTTTCCTTTGCCCAATCAATAGACCATAAATCTACAGATCTACGATTATCAAACGTGTCACCCATATCAATGACAGTATCGATTTTGTGTTCTTCCAAATACGGGAAAAAGACATTATCGTAAAACTTTTTAAAATAATCATGAAAAGATTTAGATCCTTTCCTAGCACCAAAATGCTGATCTGTTATTATTGCTATTTTCATCTATTACCAGACTTATATTGAATATTATCTTTAATAGTATTATAGTCAGAACTAGAAGAAGTTAATGCTCCATCATCAACTACCATTACTTCATCGTAACCCGTTTTCTCAATAATCTTCGTTTTGATCTCAAGTTGCTTCTTCTCTTTCTGGATTCTCCTGAGAAAAGCATAATGAATGATCTGCGTAAAGTAAGCAAAAGGATTTTTGGATTTATTAGGATCAAAGTTATGTATGTACTGAACGCAATTTTCGATTCCATCTGATATCATATCATCCCTGAACATATAGTTCACGAAATTTGGTTTATAGGACAAGTGTGTAGCAATCTTTAAAAAACACGATCCAAGATAATTACTAATACGAGGTTTAGGTAAATCTTTTGCTTGTGCTACAGCTACTTCAGCACGATAATCTATCAATGCTGCTAACAGTTCCTTATTATTTACATAATGTTCTGATTTCTTTTTTGCCATAACACTCTCATATCCTTTAACTATTTAAGTTTGATAATATTATAACATTAATAGCAAGACTTGACAAGGTTAACAAATCTCATTAGAATACCTTTGTAAGGGTTGATGGGAAATAACTAGCTTTCTATATTAAGTTTATATAATTCTTCAAGCTTTATACGGGCTTCTTCTACTGTTGATATAAATCCCATTTGCGGATTGATGGATACTTTCCCATCTATTTCAATATCTAAACTATCATCTTCCAAATATCTTTGATAGAATTTAATCATCTGCTCATCTTTAACTTCCGACATAGTAACGATTCTATCATAATTAATAATAAACATATCTTCATTAGATAATTCTAACCAAGGTTTTACTTTTACATATTGTCCAGTACCATTATTTAAAACTTTCATAATAACTGGATTCTGTACTAAAAGCATAGTAGTTCCATCATTTTCTTCTACTGTAATCATAGCGAAAATTTCTTCCCCTGTTATTAATTTTATGATTCCGTAGAATTCTTCTCCCATTATCTTTTTAGCGGTATGTTTACTATATCATAGTTAAAATTTTCTTCATTATAAATTTTAATTCTTTCAATTAAATGATTTAAGGTGTAATTTTTTCTAGATTTAGTGCTAATATCATCGGCAATATCATACAAAGTAGCTCTAGTTTTTTGATTACCTTTTCTTAAAACCCTCCCTATAGATTGTAAATTTCTAATTCTTGATTTAGATGGTGAAGCAAATATTATGTTGTGTAAATTTTTGATATTAATCCCAGTGGAAAAGGTTCCATACGAGGCCACGATAATAGCATTATCCTCTTGCTCAGTGATTTCTCGAACTCTCTCTCGGTCCTGGGTGTCCACTCCACCATGAACAAAAAAGACATGTCTTTCCTCCACAACATTACTATTTATCATTTCATAAAGGGGTTCACCGTGTGCTTCTACCCTTGCAAATAAGATAAGAGTATTACCTTTAAGATCTAAAGCAAGATTACGAATTAATCTATTTCTCTTTTCATGGGTAATAATATATTGAACTTCATCTTCAAAGTTTTCAAATTTATTCGGTGGGTGTTTCAATAGAAGTACATTAATATCTAATGTAGCAAGATGTCCTTTTTTCATAAGTTCATCAGTTTTAATAATCTTATAAGAAGGACCAAACAACCCCTCTAACACCCACTTATGAGTTTCTGATCCATCTAAAGTTCCAGTAAAACCAAAACGATACTTGGCATTACCTAACTTAGTCATAATGGCAACAAGAGATTTGGATTTAAATTGATGTGCTTCATCACCAACTACTACATCAAATCTTTCAAAATACTTTCTTGGTAGTTTGTATATAGATTGCCAAGTGGTAATAATAACCTGTGAATCAGTTTCTCTTTCTCTACCAGCATAGACCTTATGGCAATATGATCCTACATTCCATCCATAATCAGCAAAGTCTTTATACATCTGCTCTACAAGGGATGTTGTAGGTACTACAATCAGTGTATTCTTCTTATTCTCAACAAAATACCTAATGATAGAATATATCATTAAAGACTTTCCTGAAGCAGTTGGAGATACTAATAACTTTCTATTATTTCTAAGAGCATCATAAACACCATCAATTTGATAATCTCTAGGTTTATGCTTAGAGATAGCAGTCATATAATCTTTTACACCTTCCTTAGAGATCTTATCATTAACCTCAAAAGGAAGACCATAATACTTACTTTCTACAAATTCGTAAGTATATCCATGATCCTTACAAAATTGTACTATTCTATCTAATAAACCAATATAAACTTCACCACTCTGAGTATTGAATAACCTTATCTTTCCGTCCCAATATTTCTTTTGGTACGTTGGCATAAACTTCGCACCAGGTACCTCAAAAGTAAATTGATCCGCAAGTTCATAATACACATGCGGTTCTGCATCTACTTTTAAATAGACTTCATTCTTTTTTGATATAATCAAATGACTCATAATCCTATACCTTCATAGGATTATTTAGAGACTTAATTTTGGGACTTATTTTTTATTCTACTCTTATAATCAAAAATTGCAGATGTGACTTTACTTGCTGCATCCATACCATCATTAGGATCAGCATTTTCTCGTGGATTCCTTGATCTCTGAGGTAATTCTGAACCTGATACGTTACTGGTTACAAGTTTTACAGCATCTTTAGCATATGATGGAATTGTTTTTGTTTTTGCTTTTGCAGTAATTGCATTGGTTCCACCACCACCGCCACCTAATCCTGGCAAACTCTTTTTCATATTGGTGTGGTCATAACCAAAAAATTCTTTAAAGGTTTTCATCCTGAAATAGTATCAAACCAATCTTGACTCATACCTGAGATTATCTTATCTGCTGAATCTTCATCTACAGCATACTTTTCTTCTATAAGATGATTCACAACCCTTTTATAGTTCTCGTGGATCTTCTTGCTTTCTTTTGGAGTAGGTTTCATCTTCTAATATTAGATCTACTCATATATTTATAATTTACATCCCTGCTTGAAATTTATTCCATTCAATTGCATTCTTAATTTGAAAAGTCCTATTAGAAACATTTTTAATAATTTCTTCTAAGAACTTTAATGAAGTATCATAATATCTTATTTTAAGATCTATTTTTTGAACTTTTTCATCAGCATCCATATATCTTTGTATAGCATCTTTTTCTCTTACTTTATATCCAAAAGGTTCCTCAATATAAACTTCTGCTGGTGCTTTACCAGTATAATAATTATGCCTTTCTAATCTAACTTTATTGTATTGCTCTCTTGCTTTTTCACGCAATAAAGTAATAGTATTATAAACTGTATAATACTTTGCATGTAATTGGGGAATCTTCAAGGATTCATCATGTAGATTATCAGGGTCAATGACAGAATCTTTCTCCCACATCTCCTGAATTTTGTCAAGATTCATTTAGAACTAGTAATTTCGTATATAGTATACTTGAAAGATGCCTCTGCTGTAAAGTATTGTATATCAGGTGTTGTTGCATCAAAGTCAAGTGATGTTAATGAGATAGGAAACAAATCCTTAAATTTTACCTTTGCTATTTCTCTAAGATTGCTATTTAATATTCTAAGAGTACCATCACAAAATGCTTCTTTAGGATCTCTTTGACCTGCACTATCTGTTGTTAAATCTTTATATTGTTTTGTAGATTCTGGAAATCCTAAACCATATAACCATTCATAAACTGACATATAGTTTTCCATATCTTCATCAACCAAAAATCGAAGTGTAAAATCACCATAAGTTAATTTTTCACCAGGAATATCAATATCTTTTAGATATGATGGTTGAGTAGCAACTGCTAAAGATAACTCTGGTATTCTAGCACTATTTGAGAAAAAATCTACCTTTGGATACTTGGCAAGATTAAACTTAAAACCTATACCAGATAGATAATTCCTATTTTGTATTTGAGTTACAAACGGTCCAGATGCAGCCATTATTATTTTTTTAACTATTTAGAAGATCTTTGGGTAAAATCAATACCTTCCATATGATCATACTCATGTTGGAATATTCTTGCAATAAATCCTTCTAATTTAATTTTATGCAATTCCTTACCCTCATCTTCATATTTAACAATAATTGTAGCTGGTCTTGATATATTCAATTGTAGACCAGGATATGAAAGGCATCCTTCCTCATATACTACTATTTTTTTAGATTCTTTTATAATCTTAGGATTAAAACAAGTTATAGTTTCTTCTGTTTCTATATCACTCATCATTACAAAAACCCTTTCATTTATACCTATTTGATTAGCAGATAAACCAACACCATTATAATGAAACATATTTTCAGTAAGAGTATATGATAACTTAGAACGATCTAAGTCATAACTACATTTTTTAATTCTTTGATGTAGTAAAGGATTATCAATAGGAATTAAATTCTTTATCATTATTCTACAGTTAAATTAAAAGATATTGCTATCCTATCCTCATCTACTTGATTAGTTAAAACACAATGTTCCAAACAAGATGGGAATAAGTACATATTTCCTTCTATAGGTTCTCTTCCTGTAGCTTCACCACCAGTATATCTTTCTACAAAAAATCTATTACCATAAGTATATCCTTGTCTAGGATCGGCAAAACTTATACCACCACACTCACCTTTTGGAACTTTAACATAATAAACCCCAGATATATCACATCCTGGATGATTATGAGAAGTATTATATGAATATTTTCCATTTACCATTGTCCATATACCTAAACTTATAATTTTAGAAATTGCTGGACAAAATGGTAAGTTTGGTAATATAAATGAAATCTTATCTATTAGTGGTTGATATATTGAACTTATATCCTTATTATATTTAATTTGAGAGTGCCATCCACCCCAATTAGATAATTTAAGACCATCTTTATCATCTTCTCTTAATTTGTAAATATCTTTTTCTAATTTTCTATTATCTATTCCATCAATATTAATTTCAAACAATGGTGTTTGATATAACATTTGATGAACTATTGTACAATCTTTTAACTCTAAAGTTTGATTTGGTATACGAATATGTTTATCCATTCATCTAGTATACCATACTTATTCTTTTTTTTCCATCTGTTCTTCTAATTTTGCTTTAGCAGCTTTAACTCCAGCAAGTCTTACTTCTAATGCATCTTCAAAACGTTGAAATAATTTTAATTTAAATTCTTTACTATTCATGATACAGTTATAAAGTAATTATATTTAGACAAAAAAAAGAGGGTTCTTGCGAACCCCCTCGGATAAAATATAAGCAACTCGCTTACATAAGATTTGTAACTTTAACACGTCTGTAGTAGCGGTTCTTGTTACGAGTAAGAACACCAAGTCCTTGGTTAGTTGCATCTCCTTGTGAGAATGGGTTCTCGACAATGCCGTAGCGAGTCTTGAATCCAATTTTTGGTTGGAATGTATCCTGACCAACTGCACGAACCATCTGTAGAGGAACGTATGGGCAGTAGAACAGTCCAGCGTCATAAGGTGAAGAACCTTTGTAACCGATAACGTAGTACTGATTAGCAGATACGTTAGCAGAATAAGGATCGATGTATACACGATACTTACCTTGTAGAACACCAGCAAATGTGTTGCCTGTGTCGTCTACGTTAAGGTTAGAATTCAGTGCAGGGGTGTAATCAAGAACACCAGCCATTGTTAGGGCACTAGCAACGTCTGCAGAGCAGAGGATCATGTTGCCCTTTCCACGACGAGTTCTTTGGGCGATAGCGTTAGCGTCTCTTTCCATTTGGAAGATCAATCCCTTGAACTTCTCAACGCTCCATCTACCGTTTGAATCGGTGTCTAGGTCGAATGTACCACCAGTAGCAACGTTTGCCTGAGCACCAGGTTCTGCTACGTTGTAGATAGTACGGATAACCTCACGGTTGATCTCAGCAAGTATCTCTGTAGAAAGGATATTTGCTAACTCAGCCTCAGCATTCAATCCGTGGATTGCTTTGAGGTCTTGAGCGAGTTCTAGTGAGTACTCAGCTTTTAACGCACGAGATTTCGCAGTAACTGTTACTTTCTCAATACTGAAAGCCATCTGGTTGAACTGATCGCCAGCTCCATCACCTAGATCTTCAGCAGTATCTGTACGCATACCCTGACCAACGTTGTAGTCAGTAGCATTTGTCTGAGCAGCAGTTGGGTTTAGAAGACCTGGGTTAGAACCTTGCTGTGCGGTTGTACCCAAACCAACGTTAGTGTTAACGTCGCCTGTATCAACATCAAATCCATCATTCTGACCTGAGAATGCTGTATCTGCTTCGTTGAATAATGCTTCTGTTCCGCTTTGAGTCTTGTAACGAGATCTCATTGCGAAGATTAGTCCAGTAGGACCATTCATTGGTTGAACACCAGCTAGGTCATATGCGACCAAGTTTGGCATTGAACGTCTGATTAAAGAAATCAGAACGGGGTCGAAACCAGCAACTGGACCAGCAGCAGCAGCGTCAGCAGAGAAACCTGCGGCACTTGAACTACTATTAGTGTTTACGTTGGGGGCTTCTGATAAGAAGTTACGCTCTTCACGTAATTCCTTCTCTTGGTTTTCTAACAGGACTGCGGTAACTGCTCTTCTATGAGAATCTTTGATTGGATCAAGTCCATCATAATCGAGAATAGGTGCCCACTTTTCCTGTAGATGTTCAGAATTGTACATCTGCATTGTAAGTTTACCTTTTTATTTGTTTGAAATTAATAATTTAAAAATCACTTTTTAGCAGCTCTTGAAAGCGTATTCAAATAGGCTTGCATTCTAGGAGTATGCTCCTCGACTGCAACTTCGTCAGTTGAAACCTCTTCTGATAAGTTTTCAGAGGTGCTCTTTGGAGTACTTGCACTCTTTGTAGGGAAATAAGATTCCTTCAAAGTGCCAAGCTTCTCACGATAGTCTGACTCACTTTCAAACTCAATATTCTCGGCAAGACTAGCAAGTTTTTCCTTCTGAGTGTCTGCAAGACCTTCAGCAACATCTGCAAAAATTACATCTGCTGTGGATTCTGCT